ATTGGACAACTACCTACTGAGTCAGGTGCATTCCCATTGCATCAGAAGCTGGTAGCTCAATTTCAAGAGCAAGAGAAACAAGCAGTTGAAACTGTAGAATCTAATTAAACTAACCTAAAGGAAAATGAAATGAGTATTGATACATTAAAGCCCGTTAAAGTTGCTGGAGAAATCTTCTGGAGCAACTGGATGAATAACTTTAATACAAAGTTTAACGAAGACAACAAGAAGTACGAATGTACCATTGGTAACTTGAGTGATGCAGCCTGTGAGAAGCTTAAAGAGCTGGGCATCAACATCAAGAACAAAGAGAGCATGGGTAACTTCATTGTTGCCAAGTCTACTTACCTGTTCACACCTGTGGACGAAGAAGGTAATCCTGTAGACATTGCTAAGATGGGTAATGGTACTAAGTGTCACGCAGTTATCTCTTCATACCGTCACAAGATGTCAGCTAAGTTTGGTGCAGCACCATCAATTAAGAAGTTGATTGTGACTGAACTCAAGGTGTACTCTCCTGAAGGTGCTGATGAGGAAGCAGAGACTGCTGATGACGTTCTCTAAAAAGCCTACTGAGGCTATTGTAGATGCTGACTTTTTAGTTTATAAAGTTGGCTTCTCCAATGAGGAAGAAGAGGAACGGTGGGCACTAAACCGACTCACAGAGTGGTTTACCGANATAATCTATATGCGCTTGAAGTGTGATGACTACAGAGCNTGGATTACAGGTAAAACTAACTTTAGATTCGAGGTAGCTACCACTGTTCCTTACAAGGGTAATCGTAAGGATGCTCCCAAGCCTAAACACTATCAGGCTCTTCGCAAACATCTGATGAAGCTCGGTGCTAAGATGTCTGAGAACGAGGAAGCTGATGACTCTGTAGGCATAGCGTCCACTGAAGGTAACTACTGGATCGTCCACGTTGACAAGGATCTAGATCAGTTACCGGGGTGGCACTATAATCCTGTAAAGGATGAGGAGTATTATGTTACTGAGTTTGAAGGCTTGTACAGTTTCTACAAACAGATACTGACAGGTGACAGAGTTGATAACATTGAAGGTATACGAGGTATTGGCCCTGTAAAGGCTGATAAGATCTTGAAAGACTGTACAACCGAAGAGGAACTATATGCAGCTTGTATCAAAGCTTATGACGGCAATACTGACAGGGTACTGGAAAACGGTCAGCTCCTATGGCTAAGAAGAAAACCAAACCAGATGTGGCAACCTCCTTTGAACTTGCAGGTTCAGTCTGGAATGTAGTCTATGCAGATCACATGGAAGACATGGGCAAGTGTGATCCTGAGAAGCAAACCATTAGCATACGTACAGGAATGAACAAGCAGTCTACTGAGCAAACCTTCTACCATGAGTTAGTTCATGCCATCTTGTTCACAATGGGTAAGCTAAACCACGAAGAAGAGTTTGTAGATACTTTTGGAGCTTTCCTTCATCAGTACTACCTCACAAAGGAGTATAGTGATGAAGCCTAAGCGTAAAAAGCCACTGACAATTAGACAAGTAGCTTTGAAGCATGGTTTTAGGTCAGGCTTAGAAGACAAGATAGCTGAGAGATTGAAAGCCTTAGAAGTTCCTTTTGAGTATGAGAAGCTAGTGATTGCATATACGCAGCCTGAGAAGAAGCGTACATACACTCCTGACTTCTTACTACTGAGTAATGGTATTATCATTGAGAGCAAGGGCAGGTTCATGACTGCTGATAGACAGAAGCATTTGATGGTTAAGGAACAACACCCTGAACTTGATATTAGGTTTGTCTTCAGTAACTCTAAATCTAAACTCTCAAAGGTAAGCCAAACTACATACGGAGATTGGTGCAACAAGCATGGATTCCAGTATGCCGATAAAGATATTCCAATGTCATGGTTAAACGAACGAAAAGGGTAAATGATTATGTTAGCTAATCTAATTGAAGCTTTAGAGAAGTCTAAAGAACTTCGCAGTGTATGGGAAGACTTCACAGATGTTATTCTTGTGGAGAAACTTAAAGAAACCTACTTGAATACTATCAATGGTGGTTGGAGTTCTCATCCTGAGGACATTGCTGAGAACAAGAAAGTCAATGCAGCCATTGGTATTGTCTTAGGTTACTTCATGTACACTGGTGATGCTCAGGAGTTCTTGAAGGAGGCTGAAAATGAACGTGAATCTGATTAAAGAGCATGAGAATGGTGATGCTACATACCAGTTTGATTTGACTCCTGAGGAAGCTCAAGCACTCCTAAGCTTTGGTATCTTAGAGGCCATCAAAGCTGGCTTACGTGAAGGTGAGAGACTAACAATCAGAGGAGAGGACATCGATGAAGATTCTAGTAATCCCGGACTGTCAGATTAAAGAGGGTGTACCTTTGGAGCACCTGACATGGGCTGGTAAAGCTATTGTCGATTACAAACCTGATGTGGTGGTTAACATAGGTGACTTTGCAGATATGCCAAGCCTTAGTAGCCACGACATCAAGGGGAGTAAGTACTTTGAAGGTCTACGCTACAAGAAGGACGTTGAAGCTGCTAAAGAGGCCATGAAGTTGTTGTTGGCTCCTTTAAAGGAAGCTCAGAAGGCTCAGAAGGAATCGAAGCACAAGGTGTACAAGCCTCGTATGGTGATGACTTTAGGCAACCATGAGAACCGTATTGATAGAGCTGTTAACAATAATCCTACACTTGAAGGCTTAATATCTACAAAGGATCTTGAGTATGAGAAAGATTGGGAAGTACACGGTTTCCTACATCCTGTATTCATTAATGGGGTGGGGTTTAATCATTACTGGCCTGTGGGGGCTATGGGACGACCCGCAGGGGCTGCTAGTGCTATTATTAACAAGCTTCACATGTCTTGTATTGCTGGACATCAACAAGGAAAGCAGATTGCCTATGGTAAGCGTGCTGATGGGAAGCCTATTTGTGCTATCATCGTTGGGTCTTACTATCTCCACGATGAAAGTTATATGGATCAACTAAGCAATAGACACTGGAGGGGCTTACTGATGATGAATGAAGTTAACGATGGACACTTCGATGAGATGTTCTTAAGCGTAGAATACCTAGGGAGGAAATATGGTTAACAAGGAATGTAGGACTTGCTTTTACAGTGAGCTAGATGTTAAAATACACCCCTGCAATGACTGTGAAGGTTATGATAAGTGGGTTAATCGTAGCATTTTCATTAGAGATGCAGCTAAACCTTTAAGTGAAGCAGTTAAAGAATGGGTAGACTCAGACCACAGTGAATGGGCTAATGACAGCATTCATAAACCTAAGCACTACACTGAACATCCCTCAGGTATTGAATGTATCCAAGTTACAGAACACATGGGCTTTAACTTAGGTAATGCAATCAAGTATATCTGGCGTTGTGACCTAAAGAAGGATGCCATTGAAGACCTGAAGAAGGCTAAGTGGTATATTGACAGAGAGATCAGCAAACGTGAACGCAGCAATAACATTTGAAGAACTGAAAGAGGCTCTCAAGCGTTTGGATGAGGTCACACTCTTGGAACTGTTAGGAATCCAGAGTGATGACCTTGTTGAAAGATTTGATGATNTGATTGAGAAGAAACAAGAATATTTAATAAAGGAACTAGACTAAGATGACAACAACTATGACACCATACCAAGAATACATTGGCAAGAGCCGCTACTCTCGCTACTTGGATGATAAAGGCCGGAGAGAGCACTGGCCTGAGACTGTGAACCGCTACTTTGACTTCATGACCAAGCACTTGCAAGAGAAGCATAACTACACACTGACACAGCCACTGCGTAACGAGTTGCAGAATGCTGTGACTAACTTAGAAGTGATGCCATCAATGCGTAGCATCATGACAGCTGGTGATGCCCTTGAACGACAGAACGTAGCTGGTTATAACTGTTCATACCTTCCCATTGATGACCCTAAAGCCTTTGATGAGGCCATGTATATTCTGTTATGCGGAACTGGTGTAGGCTTTAGTGTGGAGCAAAAGTATGTATCTAAGTTACCTGAGATTCCAGTTGATTTGTACAATAGTGGCACTGTCATTAATGTTAAGGACTCCAAAGAGGGATGGGCTAAAGCCTTACGACAAGTCATTGCCTTGTTATATGCTGGAGAAGTGCCTAAGTGGGATGTTTCGGGTGTACGTCCGGCAGGAGCGAGACTCAAGACTTTTGGTGGAAGAGCATCAGGGCCACAACCCCTCGTTGACCTCTTTAAGTATGTGGTTGCAAAGTTCCGTGGAGCGACTGGACGGAAGCTCACCTCGCTTGAAGCACACGATATTCTATGTAAGGTCGGAGAAGTCGTGGTTGTTGGTGGCGTACGACGATCAGCAATGATTTCCCTGTCAGACTTAAGTGATGACCGCATGGCTCACGCTAAAGCTGGAAACTGGTGGGACGGTAATGGTCAACGTGCCTTGGCTAACAACAGTGCCATCTACGAAGTGAAGCCTGATGTGGGTAAGTTCATGCGTGAGTGGTCAAGCATTTATGAATCACATTCTGGAGAGCGAGGAATCTTTAACCGTTATGCAAGTGAACTTCAAGCAGCTAAGAGTGGACGTAGGGAACTGGGTAAAGAGTGGGGCACAAACCCTTGCAGTGAGATTATCCTTAGACCTTATCAATTTTGTAATCTGTCTTCTGTTATTGTNNGGAGCGATGATAGTGTGGATACTCTACGGAATAAGGTGCGCTTGGCTACTATTCTGGGGACTTTTCAATCGACCATGACTCACTTCCCGTACCTGCGTAAGGTGTGGCAGACAAACACTGAAGAGGAGCGTTTG